CAACTTCTCGCGCATCGACAACGCGCAGGTTGCGGTCAAGATGAACACCGCGAACGATGCGACCTCCATGCACATGTTCGCGACCAACTACAACGTCCTCCGCATCCAGTCCGGTATGGGTGGTCTCGCGTTCTCCAACTAAATACTCATACGAAGTATTTTAGTAAATAATTAAATAAAACTTCATTTTTAAATTGCACAGTACCAACGCTGTTTAAAAATGATTAGCACCCCTAAGTTGACCTACATTTTTTTGTTTTCTAAACTAAAATGCGCAACTTTTCACGTGCCGAATTGATTTCTACTCTGTCTATGATGTTATGCACCGTAGAAAATAACACTGATATGGAAGTTCGTAAAATTATGGCACTGTCTATGTTTGAGGTTATACTCAGTTATTACAATCTTCTCACACAGGAAAGTGGTGATAAGAAATTCATTCAGACCTGTTATAATAAGGCAAAAGTGCCTACAAATGATCACAGATTTACAAAGTATGTTCGTAAATTCGAGGAACTTACTAGGAAGCCACCTTTGCGCAGATCGGCCCGGCTACTTAAAAATAAAAATTTATATTGAAATATCATGATAGCTGTAGGTCAAACCTACGCCATCGGAAGACAACGCACCTATCGACAACGGAAAAAAGCTGAAAAAAAACCATGTATGGAGAATGCTGACGCACTTTCATGCGCAATTCGTCATACAAGATGTTTAGGGTGTCCACATAATAATCTTTTTAGGCCCGATAGAATCACCGAGAAGACAAACCAGGACGAAGCAAAAAAATAACTATACCCAAACCGAAAACCAACTTTTTCCGGATTCTCCTCACAATGTTTTCCCGATTTCGTCCTTTAATTTTGTCATGAGCATTTTTAAGAGCGTTACATATTTCTAAATACTCACCATCGGTCAATCTATATTTATATTCCTCGACAACCTTCATTAGATAGCCTAAGTCGGGATCCATTTATATAGAGTGATAATTTAATGTTCAAAAGACTTCTCGACCTTTTTGTTAAAGTAGAGAAACCCATGTTGGGGCGTTGGAAGGTTAAGACATGTGAGGATCTGACCACCTCTATAAACTCCGTTTACCAAAATAGAGATCACTGCGGTGACACAATATGCAAGACCCCAAAGAAGGCTTTGGAATATCGAGGGCCCAAGGATAAGAAAAGTTAAATTGGGGTGTTTTGGAGTTTCACGAGTTCATTCTTTTTAGAATTTAGTTGTGTATATAAATCCTTCACTTTCAACTGTTGTTCTCGTGACGTAGTCATACCCGACGTATTTTTAATTTGTGTTACAAGTTTGCTTATATCAGCGCGGATACGCGCAATATCCTGTTTACGCTTGTTTGCTCGAGCCGCTTCCGCTCTCTTTTGGGCCGCGATCGCATCCTGTCTACGCTTTTCTGCCATTTTCCCCGCATCTACCCGTTTATGACGGGATGAACCACTACACCATCTGGTTCTACACCTCGGGGCACTACACCGTAGCCTCCTCCTACTCCATCTACACCCCCCACCGCCACAACTCAAACCACAGGGCCATCTAAAATATTTCATGAAAAATGAAATTGCAGCACTCGCAGCCTGTCTGGCAGCACCCGCGGCCGCGTTAGCCGCGTTAGCCGCGGCACTAGCTACTTCGTTAGCCGCGGTCACGGCACCATCCCCAACTACATTCGCTACATCAACGACGGCCCCTACAGCTTGGTCGATACCATCGAGGATTGCGTCACCCGCTTGTTTGAGTAAGTCTGTGACATAGTTACCCACCCTATTAGCCGCATCCGCTGCGGCACCATCCACCTGACCGATAACCTTATCACCTAAATTGGCTACTTCATTACCAGCACCTGTGACGGCACCACCCATTTGTCTGGCCCCCTCTATCCCAGCGCTACCCAATTTAGTGACAACCTTCTTCCCGGCATTTTCAACTTCACCGACAGCCTTTTTACCGGCTCCCGTTACATTACCAATCAGTTTTTTGAAAACTTCCTTTATTTTACCCATAAACATGGGAATCATTTTCAATAATAACTTCATCACAATTTTGAAGGCTACCTTTGCGTACTGTATAATGTTAAGGACTAAGGCTATTATAAAGTCGCGAACACCTTTGACTAGGGAGTTGTAAAAATTTTTTAGGATCTGTTCTGGATCAATCATCGATCTAGTTTTTAATAGTACTACGACCGTAGATACACATAAAGTTGATAAAAGGGCTACTCCGGTTATCATCTTTATTACTATTTTACGGTTAGAAAAAAAACAGTTACCAATTTTGTGGATTCGCTTGGTTCTGTAGATAGTTTTTCGCAGCATTCTTCAAATTTGATATTGCACCACCAACCTCACCCACTGCTTTTTCCCCCGCACCTGCTATCTTGTTACCGACATCCTTAACACCATCAACCACAGCGCCTGTAGCTTTCTGCCCCGTTTTTGCTATACTTTTCCCCGTGTTTTCACCAACATCACCAATTTGTTCACCAACCTTTTGACCAACCCCTGATATGTTGTTAAAGACCTTTGTGATCGCTTCGAAAATTTGCTGTATAAATCCGAGTATGATTTTGAGTAGTTGCTTGAAGAGGTCTAAAAGTATTTTTACAAGTTTTAGAAATAGTTTTTCGATGTATTTCATAACTGCTTCGAATACGTAAAAAATTCCTTTCATGATCCACAAGTATAACTTCTTGACAAATTTGGGTAAATTATCGATAAAAAATTTACGGAATTTTTTTAATGAATCGACTGTATAAAAACCCGTACCAGCTACAAAGGTAGATAGTAAAAATAATGAAAGAAATTGTAAGATCATATCCACGTTATATTAGGTGGGTAAAAAAAATGAGGTGGATACATTAAAATTTAGATATCTCATCCCCGATGTCTTTTACAATCTTTTGTCCTACGTTACCAACTTCATTGACAGCCTTCTTACCACCATCCGCTACAGAGGTGGCGGCTCCACTGGCAGCTCCTGCTACTTTGTTAGCAGCTTGTTCACCTGCCTTTCCTATATCACCAACGACCTTTTTACCCGCGTCGCTAACTTTATTAACCGCTTCTTGGCCGGCATCTTCCAATTTTTTCATGGACATTTTTATAAAGTCTTCTAACAATTTCACGAGCTTTTTACCGATGTTAATCAAAGCTTTGACCGCCTCTTCTCCAAGACCAAATACGTTACTTATCAATTCTCGTATAGCGGTAAAGACCACTGTGATCATCAACTTTATAACGTCAATTGGATCAAAAAAATAAATGGCCCCTACTGATGATGAACATACTGTAGATATAAATGATAGGATAGTAAGTGTCGGTGTGAAATATCTAAGCATCCTATACTTTACCAATTACATAGAAATTTTTTAGAATGTCATTATAGTTTTTTCAATTTCCTTTGTCAGGGTTATCCCAATTTCTGGTAAACGTTTAGCGAAATTTAACAATGGATTTACACCAAATAGAGTTGATACCTGACTTATAATCATTTTAATAACAGTCACCGGTCCTATAGCAAAAAAACTATAGGCTGATACTGCAGATATGAGTATTACTAAAATACATGTTATCATTATGGTCAATAAAAGGTCGAAAATCATGATATCTTATATTTTACTAATATAAAAAATATGGGTGATGATTAAATATGATGTACGAAATTTACACAGATGGGAGTTGCCTGGGAAATCCCGGTCGTGGTGGTTGGGCTGCTATTGGGGAGGGTATGAAACTTGGTGGTAATCTGAGGAACACCACCAACAACGTCATGGAAATGACCGCCGTCGTAAAGGCCCTTGAGAAGTGTCTGGAATTGGGAATCCTTTCGGTGCGTATTTTTACGGACAGTAACTATGTGAAACAGGGAATCACCACGTGGATAAAAAACTGGAAACGGAATGGGTGGAAGACTGCGTCGGGGACGCCCGTGAAAAACAAAGAACTTTGGGTTCAACTCGACGTTTTGACCCATAAAATGGACATAATCGACTGGAAGTGGGTCAAGGCCCATAATGGAAATCCCCAGAACGAGGCTGTTGATGCCTATGCGAGGGAGTGTGCAAATATTCTCAGTACTTAGTAGATATGGGTGAAGAGGATGTGCCCCATTGTTGGTGCGACAAACAAGAACAATTATTAATCAAATGGGCGGAGAAGGCGGCCGGATACCGCTGGCTTCACAATCATGCTAGGTTGTATTACAAGAAGCAGAATGATAGACTTTCATATCCAAGTATTGTCATAGCAAGTTTAACGGGTGTTGGTGGTTTTGCTGTCCTATCCCCAACTGGTGGTGGTTCTGATATGAGCTCAGGTGCGCGTATGAATGTAACGATTATTCAATATATTTTTGCTTTTTTAAACGTAGTTGGGGGAATTCTCACGAGTATTTCCAAGTTTAGTCAATGTCAAAGTTTATCGGAATCTCATTCTTTGATGTGTATTCAGTATTCAAAGTTTTACAGAAACATAGATATGGAATTATCACTTGAAACCCAATATCGGGTGGACGTGGTAGATTTTGTTTCAAAAGCGAGGGAGGAATTCGACAGACTTCTCGATGATGCCCCCGATATTCCGGCAATTTCTATACACGCATTTAATGATGAATTTCCTAATAAGGACCACAAACCAGATGTATGTAATGGTTTGAGTATTATAACCGCATGTGAAACACCCAAAAAAAATAAGAATAAACTTATATCGAGGTGGTTTGCCGGACAGAACAGGAAAAGTATAGATATCTCAAAAGAGATGACCGAAATAAATATTCAATAATACTATAATGACACCCTATGATAAATTTAGAGTTATCATAACTGTTGCATTGTTATATGGTTTTCTTTATAGTATGATGGATCCAGATGAGTTTGGCTTCAGGTCGGCTATCGATCCCTACTATTTTTCATTTACAACGATGAGTAGTGTGGGTTACGGTGACTTGAGTCCCAAAACTGATCGTGCAAAGATGTTGGTAATGACCCAACATGTGTTCATCTTTAGTGAACTCTTAAAGTTATTGTTTAAACGAAAATCTAAGTAACTTAGAGATATTTCTTCATACTATATAAATGAACACTGGAATCCTGATCGCTGGTGGCGCATGCCCGGGTGTCCATAACCTTGTAAATAAACTTACCCTATATGAAAAATCACAGGGTAATAAAGTGTTTGGGTTTAGACGTGGATTTGGGGGGCTTAACATCAACGATCGTTCTGAAATGCCAACACTTTCACGTGAGTCAATGAAACTCGAAATGGCTGTACACAGTTTAAAGGACATAGAACGCCTATACTGTCTTTGCGGAAATAAGTCTATGGAGAGTGCTGGTATACTCGCACTCGATAAAAGAGTGGAGACGAATATTATCGGTATAGCCAAAACTATGTTTGATGACATCACGGGATTTGAGTCTGTGGGCGCGCGGAGTGCGGCGTTAAAGTTTGAAGAATACGTGGAGGAATCTTATTCAAAGGCTGTATCAGACCACTCAATCGTCTTAGTTGAAATGCCATCTGAAAAGATGATGACGAGAAATATTTACAATAAGGTTACTGATATCGTAAATGGTCTCACAGTAAATAAGATTTCTATGCACCAAATCAAAAACAACTACGATACGAATGGTTACGCCCTCGTTCTCATAACTGGAACGGACGACTATTGGGATATTGTAGAGTTTCTACAGCAAAATACTGACACTGATGTCTGTATCACCAGTCCCAGTTTTATAACACGTGAAATAGAGCCATGCCTCTATGATAAGATACTATCTGAACGGGTAGCTCGTGAGGCATTTGAATGTGCCCAGACTCAGACGAACTTTATCATCGGTGGAGGTGGCACTGTAAAGTTTGAGGATTATCTTGATATAGTGTAGGTATGTTCCGAGAGATGTTCAAGAATCCCAAGTTTGTGGGTGCTCAAACATATCCACCTAACAATGTTATCGTAGTAACAGAGGATGGGATAGAACATTTCACCACACAAGAGTTTGTGTTTAAATCAGAGGCTATAATAGACAAACAATCTAAGGAAGTTAAAGGTACACTACGAGGTAAAGAAAAGATAGTCCAGCTCTTCATCGAACCAACCATTCGAAAGAAGGGGAGGTTCACCGTCACGATGTATGAGTTTTGATCCAATAGCTCAGTTGGTTAGAGCGTGGTGCTTATACACCGTATGTTTGAGTGGAGTCACATCCACATAGGGCACGCCAAGGTCACGGGTTCGAGCCCCGTTTGGATCATTTTTACATATGTGTCCCATATGTAAAACTGATTTGAGACCCTAAGTCAATTATAAAATAGGCAAAATATAATGACACTCACGCGTCTTCTTGTGAAGGAAGAAGAGTCTACTAACGGAAAAATCGTCAGCGAGGAAGACGCGAAGGAGGAGGGGGAACCGGAAGTTTCTTCTGCTCTCCACAGTTATGACTATGCACTACAAAATTCGGATTAAGGACAGTACCACCCCGGGAGATTTGGATTCTATGTTTACCCATGCGTGGTCATACGAAAGACCAGTTCAATTTTCATTTGACGTCACTGAATGTAAACGAATATCACTTGGACGTATCCTTTCTATGAAGGGGGTTCTAGATACACACCGCTCAAATTCTAAAAAATACATAGAACATACGAATGTATATGTAAAGTCGCGGATGACTAAGACACTTTTAAATATAGGACTTTCTATAATTAAAACTGAAAAACCTGTTCATATATTCTTAAAGAAAACCTAAGTGGATACCATTCATCGATAAAACCACACTACAAACATGCAAACATACGCCCACTCCAGAGTTCACAAAGTTCATTTCCGTCAAGATGGGGAAGAATGTTTCGCTCCGTGGCTTGAAAGTGATCGTCGCAAACGTGGAATTAAACGGATGAACAAGAGACCCACTCTACAGGAACTACATAGGTTTATTTTCCAGGTTTTGGATACGAAGACTGGGTTAACCATATTTAAACCTTACATCGTGACTGAATCACATGGATCGTCTTTTAAAAAATACTCATTTTGTGGGGTGGGTGGGTACTACGACGGCTTGGTTTTGAATTTATATGCTCCTAACACCAGTGCCGAAGTTATCATGTCTAATATAAAAAAGGCCTTAAACCACATCTACGATAAAATTACCATTCAGATTGAACACAGAACTGGTGAAATTGAGAGCCTCACTAACAGGGGGGAGTCGAGCACGGTTAATCAGCACGGTGCTACACACATCCGATGGAGTTGATGCTAATACCCCCGTTTCAGATGTGCGGGTGTGAGAGTTGGGTATTGTCTTGAAAAAAAATCCTTTCGTCCGTGATGACTGTGACCTATAAGACTTCTATGACTTCTGTCTATAGTTAGGTAGCCCCTAAGATCCTTGTAATAAACTCTCGCACCCCTAGCGATGATGTCTTCGTGTTTCATATCGATGTGATTATCCATAGGTAAGAATTCCTTTTTGTATTTTTTCATATTCTCAACGTTTATGAGATAACATTTTGTACTTGATATCCAACTAACCCTTTCGAGACTCCCTTCTTTTTGAACTGGAAGTCTTGACAGGCAGTGAAAAAAACACATTTCAAAATCGTCACCCTTCTCATTTATAACCTTTTGTATTTCGTCATATAAACGATGGGACTTTACCACTACGTTATCTTCAAATATGACTGCGTATTTTAAATTTTGACTGAAGCACCGTTCATAAAATTCCATGTGTCCCATAAAGCATCCAATGGCACCCAAATTGAAATACGTTATGTCTGGCCTCCGCACCGTTGGGTCGTAATGCATTTCAACAGCTTTCTCAAAATACTCTGGTTCTATAACATCTTGGTATTCTCTCGCAATTCTGACATTTCGGGTGTCTGGTCCATAAATGATTTCTACGGGTACCTCACTATTATGACTTTTTAAAAAACGATTGTGTCGTTTCTCTTCATTTTTGAGAGTTAGCAGAAAACATTTGTAATTGTAGTGTGATCTCCCACTCACTTTGGCGTTTATATTGATTACAATTATAACAAATATAATTGATAGTAATATAAACAATGATGTCATACCTACTTAAAAGTTAGAAAATAAATAGAGGTATGGATACGGACACCTTCGTAAACTGGATTGGTCTGGTGAGTGCCGTGCTTATTTCGATCATGTTTATCCCCCAGGTAGTACATGTTCACAAGACCAAGGACACCCACGCTATCAATTACACTTTCCTTGGAATAAATGTCGTAGCAAGTATTTTGGGTTTGGTATACTCTATACATTTCAATGTAGTTCCCATGATCGTCGCGAATACATCTGCTGGTCTCTTTTCCGTCTCTTTGGCTGGTATGAAGTTTGTAAATGGACTTAAAGAGGAAACCCTTGAATATGATATATCCACTCCTGACGTGTAGTCGGTCGAGTGCCCACCGCTCCTATGGTGTAGTTGGTTAGCACTGTGGTCTTTGAAACCACCAACAGAAGTTCGAATCTTCTTGGGAGCTGTTTGGGTGGAGGGAAGGGCCGGTGTCCCACGTAAAGGGCAAACCCATTTGGAATGGGGGCATCGGCATTGCACCAACCTAACCTGAAATCCTAACCAGTGAATAAACGTTGATGGAGCCGACGGGGTGAGGAACCTTAACCGGACTCACCTCGGGGAGCCCTCTCTGTCGCGTTGTATTCATAGTGCCGTATATTAATAGCACACCCTTTCTTAGCTCAGTTGGCAGAGCAGTGGACTGTAGTTCCATGGGTCACCTGTTCGATTCAGGTAGAAAGGAACAGTCTTCCATAGCTCAGTTGGTAGAGCGTGCGACTGTTAATCGCAAGGTCATCGGTTCGACCCCGGTTGGAAGAGTTTTTAGATGGTTGTCCACTATGTAAAATCTCTCAGTTTAGTATATGACATATGTTCCAAAGAAGATGAATCCAGCGTGGCGCTGGATGCGTTCAAACATCGTGAACCTTTCCTTCACCGCCAATAAAGTCGTGGTCATCCGTGATTGGCGACTTGCCGCGTTAAATATATTCTTCAGTGTGGCTATTGTGGGGTGGGTTATATTTTCGTTATTTTTGGGTAAGACCTTCATCGTGACCGAGGTCCCGACGGGGGTCTCGAGTGCTTGGGGCCTCGCTTCGACTGACTACACTTCTACACAGAAGGCTATATATAATGGTGGTGCGTCATTTTGTGACAGTCTCACCAACTACAAGTTTAAATATTCAAATGACTGGATCTATGAGACCCCGGTGTGTGCATACTACGCGGGTTCTGAACTTATTTCAAAGTTGCCATCGGGAAATGTTATGTTTTTTACTACCCACATTCAAGAAACAATCAAACAGAGGTATGTAAAACCTGGTAGTGGTTGCTTAACGAATCCAAATGGTCTTGGTGCAGCCACAGAAGTGATGGGAAGGTGTGAGCATTCTCTATCCAAAAACCTTTTGGCCCCCGGTATAGAGGATAGTTACTTCGCATTCAATCACTATTTTGATTCCATTGTACAATCTGGATCAAAGCCGATTACATATGTTAGGGCAGAGGGTTCTGATAAGAATTTATACATCTTTGAAAAGGGGGAAGCTATTCGTTTAAAAATTTCCGAATGGTTGAACATTGCTGGGATTGAACTCGATAAACCGTTCAATGAACAAACAGGTGGGTGGGACATTACGGGTTTCGAGGGTGTTGGTGAAGATTCACAAAAATACCCCTACGTTCGGACAAGTGGATTACGCTTGAACATCGCAGTCAAGTATCACAACTATCACCTGGATAAAGACTTCCAAGTGAGTATTGGTAATGAAGATGTATACGCTGTCATAACGGTGTCCCCCAAGATTGGGTGGTTTTCTAAGGGTGATGAAATCTTATACAGTCAAGATCCTTCTACTACGTTTGACATAGACAACCCGATTACATTGACTAGTGGTCAACCAAATGGTATCTACTATGATTTTTACAGGTATGGTATACTTTTTGATATACAGCAGACTGGTTTAGTTGGGGAAGTTGACTATGTATTCATTCTCATTCAATTGACTTCGGGTGTTGTTATGTTGGGGATTGCTACCACATTGGTGAGCTTCATTGCTAAATTTGCTCTGGGCAATAAATCCCAAATTTACCGGGGTGTGATACAGGAAGAATACGAAGTTGGGAGGGAAGCTGCTCGCTACGCCGCTCAGGCGTGTGTAGCGACGAAGAGTTTCAAGGATGCCGACGAGGATGGTAAGGGGGACTTAGACTTCGACGAGCTGAGGGCCCTCATAAAGGAATCCTTCTCTAAGAATTATTTGGATGAGGGTACCGATACACACTTTACGGAAGATGAGATAACTGGGATGGCGTATTACCTCATGAGGGCGGCAGATGATCACCTGAATGATAGAATATTGGATAAGCGTGAGAAGACTCCCGATGAATTGAGGCACTCTAAGATTTCCCTCCACGAGTGGCAAGAGTTGTCGACGAATGGTGTTTTCAAATTTAAGAATCTGAAGGCTACCTCCACGGAACATATAAAAAATACCGGTTGGAAAAAGGATAGCCTAAAGAGGAGAAAGAGTGTAATGAACTTAAAAAATCCAAACAAAGTGTAATTAAGATGCTTCTTCTCAAACCATTTACGTACATCAGGAATCGAATGGGGGTAAAAATGAGTGCATTCACGGAGCACCCACCACCCCCAACTAAAATTAAAAAGGATAGGGAGTTTGGAAGTTATTGTGTCAAAGTGACGGTTGAATCAATTGATACGAAGGATTGTGTAGACAAGGTTTTCATCGGATACAGTGAGAATATGAACATCACGATGAAAACTGAGTTTGCGTGTGAAAGATTTAAAACAAATGGACACAAGTGTGGTGAACCCGTGATGACTATTAGGGGTGGAAAATGTGATGAAGTTATTATGATGAAAGATAAGTTTGGATCAGTTACCCGTGTTCAGTAATCAGGCTAAAATATATTGTATATATAATATAATGGCTAACGGCGAAAAAAGAATTGTCGCAGTGACTCTTATTTTGTTTACAATATTACTTCTTTACACATTATGGATGATATTACAAATATCGAAGGAGGGGGAGAATAGTGACCAGTCCGACAAAAAGACGAAAAAAAATATGAAAGTTGATCTCACACCCATTGACGTACCCCCCAGTCAATGATCTTCTGTAGTATCTACATTCACGGGTGGTGCATCGAGTATCTCGATGGTGTATTTATTTTTTGATTCGTTGGGTGCGGGTGTCAAAACAACTACACGACACAATTTGGTTGTAACCATTAAATTATAGGGATACACTACGGGTTTACATAGTAGAGAATACATTTATATATCCGAATAAAATGTTTTCCATCCTTTCAACATGATGTCACTTTCTTCACACCACGGATACATCTCTTCACCAACAAAGTTTATCGCCCGAATACCGTTATCTAAACACTCGTCGCAAATTGCCCTGTTATCATCGATAATCATACCCAGGTTTAGAGCTCTGCACACATCAACCTTTTTCACTTCATGTGGTGTGTAACTATTTGTGAGTATCACATCGTTAAAGATACCTGGAAAATACGTTTCTATCCACTTTTCTGTTTGTTCTCTAGCCACGTCTTGACGCCCGGTGACGACATACATTTTTTCACTTCTTCGACGAAGCCATTTCATGGCGTTTTGTGATCCCGATATTGGTTTGAGATTACGAAAGGCTTGGGAGTTGTAAAACTCTTTGACAAACTCCTGAGATTCCTCTTCAGTTATATCGAAAATTTCGCGGTATACGTAGTTGTATTTGAGTTTCTTTGGTTTTCCAAGTCTTCTAGATCGAGCCATTGGATAAAGGAAATTGACTAAAACTTCATCGACATCAATTGCGATACGAGCCATTTATCTATTACAACATTATTCATAATCTCTAATTACCACACCAACGGGGAATCTCGGTACATCCAGGTCAGTTAGGTTTTGAAATCTAACGGTGAGCATTTTACCCATGTACTTCTTCCTATCCCTGTACTGTTCCTCTCTTTGTTTGATTGTGCCTTCGGGTCTGACATTAAACTCTCGACCGTTGGTTAATTTACACACCCAAACGACGGCATCGGCATCCCTCCCATGCCCCGTCTTGGCCCCAACAATTTCGTATTCCTCCGTCTGAAATTTCTTAAACTTTAGGAGGTAATTGCTCCTCTTCCCAACTTCGTAGGTGCTGGAGGGTTCCCTAATCATGATACCCTCGTAGCCCTGATCAACAAAGTGATCGTGCCACTTTTCCACATCAGACTTCTTCTTGAGGAGTTTGGTTTCGACACTGACACAATCCATCCTCTCCTCGAACGTGAGTTCGGGACGTTCGAGATCAAAGTAATCGAATATGTAAAAGTTCAACTTGGTGGGGTTTGTCTTGAACATACTTGTGATTTCCTCAAACGTCATGTCAGGTGCGTAGCACTCTCCATCTAAGAACTCCCCCTCCCTCAGTCCATCACTGAGGTGATCCAGACCCTTAACGGGTTTACCGGTTCTGGAAAAGCAGCCATCCTTGGAAACGAGGAGGCGAACCCCATCCAGTTTGGGTTGAACGTAGAAGGGGGTGGAGATGTACTTGTGGCGTTCCTCCCATTTGTTGGCCAACATAGGCATCACCTGGACACCCTTGATGTGCTCATTGTTCCACATGGTCTGAGCACGGGCACACGCCTTTTCGTAACCAGTCTTGACGTTGGTTCTGGAAACTGCAACCTTTTCAGTTCCAACCATACCAGTGCTCTTTACGATGTCAGCGGTTCCATCTTCCAGGTCCTCAACGTGAATGTCGGTGAATCTCTCGCGACCGTTTTTGTCTTTTCTGATAAGTCGTTCCATTGTAGTCATATTTAATTTCTCAACTTTAATTAGATGTCTGAAATACCAGTTGTAAATTATGGTAGAATGGAACGACTTAGGCCTCCAGAATTCACATCTGTCCCTATGAATGTGAATACATTTTGTATCGTTTTTATAGTTTTGTGTGTTTTGGGTCTCTATAAGCGTTCCGTCAACATTAGTCAACGCGATCGACAATCTTATATTTGAGGCACTTACTGGGGGTGAGGTATAGATCCTTCCTCATTAGACGCTTAAACTTCTTTTCGGGGATGTTAGTCTTGGAGAGATACATCTTTCTGATTCTCTTCATGAACTTTTCAGATGACTTGAGTTCATGTTTGAGTTCTTGGAAGTTGCCCCAGAATTCGGTGGAAATCTGGTGAATGAGGATATAGGCATCCTTACCCATTCGTTTCTCGGAGCCACCAAGTAGGACAAATGTTGCCGCACTACAGCACGACCCCTGTGCGATGGTGATAACCTTCACGCGGGAACTTTCCAAAACATTCATCATGTTGAAGCCTGAAAATATGTCACCACCTTCACTCATGATGTGGACGCGGATCTCTGGTTCGTATCCGATAAGTTCAGCCTTTTTCTTGAGAAGTTCTATTTCAAGTTTTTTGAAGTTCTCAACGAATTCCATAGCATTATCTCGATCAATAGTTCCGTAGAAGAGAATCTCATTCCCTACGACCCGGACACATTCTTCGGTTTCAGTATCTGTATCATCTTCGTTCGTATGCATTCTTCAAGGCTTTCTTTACTCTCGTGACGTCTCTTGATTTTAAGCCATTTCCAACTGCAAGGTGATTCATAACATCGAAATCCTGTGGGGTTATTTTATACTTAATGAGGGGCTCCAAGTTTCCTTTTTCAGCATACAACTTTAACAAACACAGTTCATCAACTCCCAAACCACCCACAGATTTTTTGTAGATTTCGTTGACTTTCTGTTTTCTCATCTTATAATTTCCATGTTTGGTCCAACAACTCCCCGGTCTAATAGCACTCTTTAAAAGGGGTTCACCCAAATAGTATTTGGGTATTGTCAAGGCACTGAGAACAAAGTATGGCATGAGGTTCCAGTTTCCAGAGGAGTAAATGTGACTATCAAAATAATCTGCGTTTGAAAAGGAATGGGAGGTAGCTACAGTGTCTACACCCACTGAATTTAGGTAATTTTCTTGGAATATGTCCCACATGTGACCATGTTCACTTATACTGTCATATATTTGAATCGGTTTGGGATCACATAGTATGTCGGATATAAATTCTTTGGGTGTTTGAAATGTATCCATTTCATCGTAGCCCTCCAGATATGTGAAAAAGTTTCTAATATTTCCTTGTGAACGCACAGCTGCATTGTATGCTTTGGTATCTGAACTATCTACCAATCTCAACAAAGTTTCGGGTTTATGTTTTGGAATAAAGACCGTCTCAAAGTTGGGATACATACACATATTTGTTGTCGTTACTATAAGAGATCCGCGTGTGACTGGGACACCATCAGAAACCTGTTCTATGATTGGTTTAAATAGTGGGTCGTAATCATCAATGAATGCGTGTTGCGACGTGGTCTTTATAAACGAAAGAACATACGTTTTACGTTTCAGGTGTTCAGTTTGTAATTCTATATGACGGGTGTCTCGTAAAACTTCTTTAAGAATGTAGGTTTTACCAACCCCAGAACTCCCACATATAAACACGTTTTTACCGCTACTAATATATTTGCGTATCAGGTCTATATGTTTTTGATGAATCGTTGTCAAAGGTGTGTTATTTTTTTGTGGCGTTACCTTAATGAATGACTCCATTGATGATCTTACTAATGAAGCGATAGATTTGGTACTTGAAAATAGCGCACTACATAAACGTATCGTAGAACCTTTAAAAAGGAAAATTGTACCATATGTTGCATGTAGTTTGTTGACCAATTTGATCATGATTATTATTCTTGTCTACCTTGCTCGACGTCTATCTCTTCTCCAGGTTCCCCCTCGGTAGATTCTTCCTCTTCCTCTTCCTCTTCCTCTTCACCTAAAGATGGTCCGAAGAATCCTGCGGGGGGTGGTTCATCCTTTTTCGATAAGAATTTACCTATTTTTTCGAGGGGGGTCCCGGCAGTCATTGCCTCAATGGGGTCTATCGTTCTCGGTAAAGTGAGTAGTGGAATTGAACGCACATTGAGAATCTCTGGTTTGGTAAATACACTGTCTAGAGGATATTCATCTTCAAACTGCTTCAATACAGACTTGGGCACCGAGGGTGATTGTTCTAAGAGGCGGTCGTACTCCGTTTTACATTCACCAACGAAATCTAAACCCTCCTTGCTACGCTCCCCCCTGTCTAGGGCTAACATAAGACGAATGTTCCTAGAAAGCATACCGAAAGCTAACGCAGCTGTTCTATGGTTTTCCATGAGTTCATTAATTTTGAGGAATTGGGATATAGTCGCTATGAGCCCCGCTGTTAGGTTTAAACCACCAATTATAGAGGGAGCGAACGACTGTACGTTCTCAGGGAAGGTACCTTGGGCGAAATTCGCAGTCCCAGTTATAGTAGAAAGTATAATAACTGGTAAAGTGAACCGAATACTTGAGCGTCTGTAAATGAAAAACGCACGATGATGCATATACCTGTAACACGCAGAGGCCTCACCCCACTGTTTGAGTATATTTTCGTGGCCATCTGTCCATGACAGACGCATCTCTTCACGAGAAATCTTTTTTTCTTCTGTCATTATATAATAGATGAATATAATTTTTCTGATTCATCTATTTTTTCTGATTGGTATACTGATCATTCCATTTACAAATAATAAAAGATATCTCCACTTTTATTCAATTCTCATACCATTCTTATTTTATCATTGGTCGGTGAATGACGATACGTGCGCAATGACACAGGCAGAAATGTACTTTACAGGGAAAAATAAAGATGAAACATTTATGCACAGATTGGTGAGTCCAATATACAAGATGGAAGAGAATGATGTCAATAAATGTACAAAAACGTTATTTTTCGTTCTATGGGGAATTGTACAGTATAGATTGGGGCATTTGAATATAATATTTGAAGATTTCAAACAATTAAAGAAACGCAGCTAGTATAATACAATATGGAAAGTAAAATCTACAATGAGATATCCAGACTCATGAGGATGCGTGAACTTTGTCACGAAACGTATCTAGTAAATTTGGAAGATGTTCAAGAAAAAATTGAAAAGGTTAATAACCAAATTAAACAGACTGAGTCTACTGTAAAGATTGAAATACTAGAAAGGCAGCGAACCCTTTACAATAAAGAGATTAGAAAACTTGACAATTCTATGGAGAAAACCACCGATACATTAAACCAAAAAATTAACGTACTTCAAGTTCAGCTAAATAATATACAGAAGGAAAGGGAATCATTTGAATATAATATTGAAAAAATTAGAAATGGTATAGAAAATGAAAATACGGGTGATATTTTCAACCTGTTTTCCAACGTCCTCAACGCATTAGAAATTCTCAAGAAGGAGACAAACGAAATCGATCAAAAAAGTGAACACTCGTCTTAAAATTGTAATACATAAGCATACAGTACGCGTCCGCTATATCATGCTTCCTCTCGTATGGAATGGTATCCAAATCTATATACTTTCCCATCTTGACAAGAACACGCTCTTTCCGCTCCTCGTAGTTTAGATGCCCCATCCCAAAGTGTGCGTGTATTGTCAGGGGTGAAATCAATAGAACCTTATCTTTGAACATATAGTGGAGTAGAATCTCAATATTCGTAAAGCCTTGGGGTGGTTGTCTCTCTATGAGGATCCGCTCAGCCTTATCGAACACCTCTCTGTGGTCATCTACAAATAAAGGAACCAAGTCAACAAAGTCATTACTGTAAATGTATTTGTAGTCTTCCAAACTCACCTTTTTCATGTACTCAACTTCTATCACTGGCCCATTCCCACACTCAGCGAGGACGAGACCCATATTGTGGAATCCTATATCTATGGCCAAGACCTTCATGTCTTTATGTCAAAGATTTTCTTTAATAATAGTATATGAAGAATAAGACTAAGATTCAAACACTGTGGGTGGCTCTCGTCGTACTCATCGTCGCTGTAACCTACCTATGGAAAAATCCCCGAGTCGTCACGAAACCTGTGACTCCCCCCCCGGCTCCACCCCGTAGACCATTTTTTAGACAAAAGCGTGAACCCGAGTTTAGGGGTCCCCCAATTAAGGAGTACAAACCCGGTCACATGCAGCAGATGGGCTTACTTACCGGACCAGGTGATGAGACCCTCCCCCTCTACGGCAAGGAGGTTCGTGGTCGCCGTGATAGGTACCACTACTATACGACCACTGGTGGTGAAAACCTGTACCCGGTCCCCGTGAGTCACAACGCTAGAGACTGTATGGAGGACATTGGCTGCCAGGAACTTTATGGAAATGAAACAGTCTCAGTGACTGGTAAGACTGGTTCATTTGGG